CTTTGGATATATCAACAGCAGAAATTGCTATATTTTGTATTAAATTATCTGTCGCATCAAATATATATAACCCAGTTTGTAATGATTTCACATTAACGTACTCAATAACTTGCCACGAAACTTTTACCGAATAAGTACTTGTATTTCTTTGTAAAGTTAATGTTTCTGCATTTGTAAAAAAAGCTTCAACTAAAATATTATTTGCTTTAAAATTATAAGACTCTATCCCGTTAAAACTAATTAATATAATACTTTTTTCTAAATCAATTTTTGATATAGCAATATCAAGCGTTTCATTATTTAAAACTGCGACACCATTTTGAATACTTTTTATATTACTAAACCCATACCCTTCCATATTACCATCCCATAAATTTTCTTTACTAACAAATCCTTGATATACTTGGTCTATTTCTGGGTTAGCCATTTCAAGTGTGCCATCAATAGTTGACATTAAATTTAAAGTTCCTTCATTATATATATGTGGTGCAGTAGGTGGTGTGAAATTAGTAGTCCATTTAGCTTCACCATTGATAAACCTAAACTCATCTATATAACCATTAAAACATGAACCATCTACTTCACCATATCGCCCAATAGAAAATTTAAAACTAGAAAAATATGAAGTAGCACATATTTGAGAAGTTCCTTCTTCAGTACCATTAATATATAGTTTTAACTCTCCATTTTTTCTTACAAGTGCTATATGCTTAAAGCTTCCATCAGCTATGACTGTTGTTGACTGTATCTGCTTTAATGTACTATTTTCATCCCACGCTCTTGCTATTAGAGTACCATCAGATAACAAATATAAAAGTATACTTGCATTATTACCTGATGAATCCGCTTGTCCCGCCACATATTCAGCCCCACTAGGTAAACCTATCCTTTTAGCCCAAAAGTCAATAGTGAAATCATTATCAGATAAATCAAAATCTTTATCATCTAGTGTATCAATCCAACTACTCCCATCGAATATTCCACTAGCTCCACCAAATTTACTATCAGCTGTATCTATTTGAGCATTGCCATTGGCAGTCCATATCTTACCGCTTTCATCTGTAAATATTGTACTAGCATCTGTACCATCCATGTGTAATAGTAATACATCAGCACCAATTGTTTCTGCTTGTGTAGTAGGTGGTATTATTTGGCTAAGAGCAAAATCATATGATTGCGTAGGTGGTGTGAAGTTTTCAGTCCATCTTACTATTCCTTTTGAGAATCTAACTTCATCAATATGCCCTTTGAAAGGTGATGACGTATATGCACCATTCCTGCCAATAGTAGGTAAGTTCAAAGCATCTTGTAAAACACTAGCTCCTAAATCATAAGTTCCATTTGATACACCATTAATATAAAGTGTTACTAAATTATTTAAACAAGTAATTGCTATATGATGCCAAATATTTAATTCTAGTACATCGTTACTTGTTATAGTCCCAGATATACTTGAGTCACCATCTTTATAAATACTTACATACACGTTATCTCCAGCTAACTTGGCAATACCGATAGAGCCATTACTAGAGCCAGTATCATTTGTTCCATATATGAAGCCAATTGAACCTAAAATAGATGGGTTAACCCAAAGGTCAATTGTAAAATCACTACCTCCAAGATTGAAATCATCACAAATAGGTGTATTAATCCAACTACTACCATCAAATAAAACACTACCTGTACCAAACTTCTTTTCAGAAATATCTATTTGAGCATTGCCATTGGCAGTCCATATCCTACCTGTTTCATCTGTGAAAGTTGTACTAGCATCTGTACCATCCATGTGTAATAATGACTTAACTTTTAAATCTCCATCTACAGGTACTACTGCAACCTCATAAAACTCATTATAAACATATTCACCAGTTTTTACCCCAACATCCTTACCTTTGTCTTTTTTTAATACAGAATTAGCTCCAGTGTATTGTTGAAGCCAAGCTACATTACCCCCACCGCCTGCAACGTTTATTTTACCCATTATCGCACCACCTTCCATTTAAAAGGTATTGCTTCTGTTGGTGCTGTGTTACAATACATAGTAACTGTATCAGTTCCCTCTGTTACAGTAGGACATATTTCAGCATCTCCCGCAATATCATGTGAATCTTTATCTATGACTATATCAATCCAATCAGTAGCTAAGATTCCACTAATCGTAATATCGTTTTTCAAAGCGTAATCTCCGGTATTAGCAACCCAACCTGTAGTTGGTATACTACCTGTATTCTCTAATATTACAAGCATATTTGCATCTATTTCGTTAATAGCACCTACAATATTAGATTTTTCAGTGGTATTTAAACTCGCTAAATTACCTACTTTATAATTATAAGATAAATTAATCCAGTCTACCCCATCATAATATAATATTATAGTCCCATATATCTCTCCTCCTGTTAATAACTCTTTAGTCCCATCGCTTTTATATTTTTTAATATTTTTAATACCACTACCATCTGTAATATCTAGTGTGCTACTACCTGTATTAATATTAGCCACACTTAATGTTGCTATTAACCCTGCAAATAGAGTTAAACTTCCATACTCACTTACATAACTGTTTGTATTTATCATATCATTAAATTTATATATACCAATACTTGCATTACTATCTCCAGCAACAATATTGTCAATTAAGTTTTTTAAAGTATCTAACGCAGTTGTTACTTTACTTCCTGTTACACTACTTATATTATTCACATCTCCACTATCAATATCCCCAATTGTGTATACATCATTGGCGTTTGCTTTAGTACTAATTTGTGCAGTATTATTCGCAATATCTAATATATGTTGATTAATTAAATTTTGAATTAATTCAAAATTATAATTCAATGGAGGCGAAATTATTTCTCTCCCATAAATAGGGTCATTACCTATTTCTTTCACGCTTATAGCCATTAAACACCACTTCCTTTCATTTTATAAATAAATATAATTAAAATCAAATTTAACAGATGTTAAATTTAAATTTGTACCATTTATATTTATATAATTTATCCCACTTGCTACTGAATATATTGAATATCTATAATTAATAGTTAAATCTGAATTCAATGCATATTCTAATGTCGCTGTTTTAGTATTTCCATCATAGTCAATTATTTTTCTATTGATAATTTCTTGTTCACCTAAACCTATAAATACTACTTCATTATTATAATAATCATCGACATCACTTGCTCTATCATCTAAGGTAATATATAAACCACTACCACTTATTATATTTCCACTACCTTTAACATCCCAATTTGTTTTCCCAAATAACTGTAAGTATCTTCCTTCAAAGCTTGAGTTATCTAGTGTTCCATTTAAAAATGTATTATACACTTCAGAATTAATGACTAAAGTTCCATTAAAACTACCATACGAAAACTCTTTATATACTTCTGTTTTAGTACTATCAGTATATTGTTTAAAAGTAATATCGTCAGCACTACCTTCTACTGTTATAATAGGTAAAGCTTTATTAACATTTCCCCCATGATAGATTTCTATATCTGTACTTACAGTAATATCGTTAAAAGTGTAATCGTCACTTGTTGACCCATATACCCAACCACCACCATAAGAATATCCTCCACCATAAACTATATTTGCTGTTTCCAATGTAGTGAATCTTGATTTAGCTAATGGTGAGTATAATTGAAATTCTAATTCAAATAATCCCTTATTACTATATATGTTCAATTCAACTTGATTTTCAAAAGTACCTGTATAAATTTTATATGCTTCATAGCTAAGTATTAATTGTCTTTCATTAAGTCCCCCAAGCCATGACATAATTGTTCTTAAATTAGTTTCGCTAGAGTCTGTTAAATAGCATTTTAAATGTATGCTTCTAGTTTCATAGTCCTGCCCAAATAATAATTTACCATCAATACCGTTTACTGTCTCAGTATAACTTCTTTTAGGAGGAGATAAATTTAATTTTAAATTTTTATCATTCATTACATATAAACCAAAATCTCTACTATCTACTCCATCATAAATAAAATAATCCATTCGTCACCTCCTCTATAACTGTTGTATTTTATCAATAACTATATTAAAATAATCACCAAGATTATTAAAACTATTTTCTAATTGTATAGTTGAAGATTGCATACTATCCCATCTTATAGGTTTCTTAATTAAAGTAGTATAAATAGTAATACCTAATTCCTCGTCCACAACCCTTATTGTATCTCCCTCATTAATATCTTCATAGTCTATATCTTTAACTTTCTTTAAGTCTACATAAGATATTCTATAAGTTATTTTTGGTAAACTTAATATATCTAATAACTCTTCCCCATAATTATATAAATCATCCTCATCTATATATAAATCATTATTTATAATTTTATCATTTAAAAAAGTTTTTCTACAAAAATCAATGTCATACCCTAATGATAAATAATATTGAAAATTTTCAATATATGATTGTCCTAATGTATGAGTATTATAAGTTACACCACTATCAGTTCTTGTTTTAGTTGCTATAGCATTTATTGTTAATGTTGCATCTCCATAAGGAAATAATCTAGTATAAATTTGTGTTTCACTGTCAATATTCTTATTAGAACTATTTAAATTTTTATTATATCTAATCTCTTTATTATCATATAAATTAGGTTTAGCTAAACCTACTGTATTAATAAATTCATTATATATCTCATCATAAACACTGTTAAATGTTAAATACCCATTAAATCTTTCTGCTATATCAAATAAACATTCAGATATTGTATTATTCTCAAATTTAAAATACCTTTTTATATCAACTCCACCACTCTCTAAAAATATCTCATCTACATCTCCGCATATCCAAGTAGATGTATGCACTCTATAAATAGAAGTAGAATCTAATGTTATGGAACTCTGAGTAGGTATTGTAGCAACTTTTGTACTTCCTACATAATCTAATATTCTAAATGTCTGTCCTTGTCCTGTACCACCTATAATTGCTATATACATGTTATTATAATAATCATCTACTGCACTAGCACCTGTATCTAATGTAATACTATTTATTGTTGATGATTGTATTGTATCACTTCTAATTTCAAATTTAGCTGATAATACATTATTAATTATTGCATCAACTCTAGTAGGGTCAGCTACACTTGGTGATAAATCTAAAATTGGAATTTCTTTATAAGATAATTCAATAGCTTTTTCAATACATTCAACACTATAGTATTTAGTATTATTATTATCTCTAATTACAGTAATATTTTTAATAACATACATAGTATTATTTAAATCAATTAAATTCTCATTTTTTAAAAATTGTAAACTATAATTTTGTATAGGCTCATTTAAATTATTTAGTAATAGCTCCCCATAACCATTATATTGATAATAGGGAACTTTAAATTTTAGTTCGTTCATATCTCCGAATATTCTATCTTCATTTATTTCATAAGCACTTTTTAAATAGATTAAAGTTTTATGCTCATAATTTAATATTTTTAATATATAGTCATTTACCATTTATCCACCTACCTTTGTCTAAAGTTTGGTCTACCTCGTTTAGACATTGCTCTCTGAGAGCCTTTAGCTAAATCTTCACCTATTCTTTCTACATCATAAGAACTTGAAGCTTGAACATTTAAGTTTTCTATATTTATTAAATTACCAATATTATCTCCACTATTAGCAATTTCTGACTGTTGCCTTTCTGTTAATACAGCCTCTCCATTTTGTAAAATAGCAGGAGTTTCATTACTTGCTAATTGTGACATAATATCATCTATACCTAATCCATTAAAACTTTTTCCACCTACAATACCGCCACTATGCATAACAGGAATGTATTTATCCCCACTACTTCCACCAGAATATCCATATTTCTTTCTAACTTTTTCAGCCTCATTATGTGCATATTGTTTAACTCTATCAGCTTGTTCTTTAGTATAAGTTCCAGCTTTAAGTTTATCGTCAGCTTTTTTCCACCAATCACTATATCTATCTATTTTTTCAGTGTCCTTACTTGAAATTTTAGGAGCTTTCTTAGAACTACTAGAACCGCCTGAGCCACCATTTTGGATATCACTGCCACTAACAGTTGGTTGACCTAATGCTTTGTTCATTTCATTTATAACAGGTAACACAGACTTCTTAAATGCGTCTGCCATATTAATACCATAGTTTTGCCAATTAATAACAAAATCATCCATTAAATTTTCAACTTCATCACGATAAGTTTTTAAATTTTTCATATCTTCATCATAAGCATCTTTTCTGGCATCTGTCTCATCATTAATTAAATCTTTTTTATCTTCTATTGCATTCTCAGCTAAATCAAATTCACGTTGCTCTCTCTCATCTTCTAAATTAATTCTTTGTTCAGCTAATTCCTCGTCTATCTCAAATTTTCTTTGTTTAGCAGAAAGTGAATTATCTAAAGATAACTTTTGTTTTTCTGCCTCTAAAGTATTTATTTTATTTAATATTCTTTCTTCTCTTTCTTCAAATTCACTTGTTTCATAAGTACGTCTTAATTTTTTTAATTGGTCATCTAAAATCTTAATTTTAGCTTCTTGTGATTTTTCAAATTTATCTAAATCATCTTTATACTTTTGTTCAAGATTGTCAAAATAATCATCTGTACCTTTTTCAAAAGCTTCAAGTGTTTCCTTATTAGCTAATTCTTTAGCTTTATCAATTGACTCTTGTATCTCTTCATTGTAACCATATATTTCTGAATGAGCTTTACCAATTTCAAGAGATAATTTTTGATATGATTTACTTGCTAATTCATTAGCCTCAGAGCCTAATTTAGTATTATTGACAACTTCTAATTGTAAGTCAGCTTCTTTCTGTAAAATATCAATTTTCTTATTTAAATTATCTTTTAATATTTTAATTTCTTCATTAGCTTTTTCTTCAGTCATTTGATTTATATTCTCTTTACGTTTACTAATAGTATATTCAATATTTCTTAATTCTCTATCAAATAATGACTCAGCTGTAAAACTAGATTTACTAGAGCTTGAACTTGAACTATCTAAACCCTCATACTCTGCTTTAAGTTTATTTAATTCAATTATACTTTGGTCTATTTTAAGTTTTAAAGACCCTGTTGAAGTAGCCCCCATTTTTTCTAAAGCTGTTGTCACTCCACCCACAGAGCCACCCATAGTTTGAGCACTAATAGTTTTAATACTCTCATAAGTTGTAATTAATAATTTATTAGCTTCAATTCTTTTGCTTATTGTATCTATTTCAAATAAATATTGAGCTCTCATTTGAGTTTTCATTTCATCAGTTAAATACTCCCAATCACTAACCATTGCTTGAAAAGTATCTGATGAGGTATTTTTCATATCAACCATATGTTGTTCATAAGCTGTTAACTCTGGGCTAACTACATTACTAGATTTATCTGCGACACCTTGTAAAGCATCTTGTAAATCAGTTATAGCAGAAGCAATTGTTCCAATAGTATAGCCATGCTCGCTCATTTTATTCATAGACTTTTCTACTTCTTTTTGTATATTGAGAGCTTCATTAGACAAAGCGTTTATTTTTATATTATCCTTCTTTATTGCTAACACATCAATGTGGTCTTTCTTTTTTATGTTCTCTTTTAAAATTTTTATATGCTCTAATCTGCGTATATTGTTGTCATACGCTCTTTTTTCTTCTTCAAGGATTTCTAATTGTTTTTGTTTTTCTGAATTAGTCCCATCTGAAATTAATTTATTTAATTTATCTTGAGCTTTTTTAAATTCGCTCCCATTTATAAAATTTACATAGTCAAATGCCCATTTTATTCCTTTAGAATCCCATTTTGTAATACCAAGTTTATCTTTAACATCACCTACTTGCTGTTCTTTCGTCATTTGAGTATTAATATCTTTTAATTTATCATTAATCCAACTTAATGTATTTTTTATCCCATCTGAATTAACAACAGCTTGAGCAAATACTTGCCAATTACCTTTCATCAATTCAACTTGTCCAGCTCCAGTTTCTAATAATTCATTTTGAGCTTCTTCGGCTGAATTAATATCATCAGTAGTTTTCTTTAATATATCTTGAGCTACACTAAAGTTGTTTAATAAACCTGCTAATATATTAGCTCGTCTTTTTCCAGCTAATTCTTCTAATACTGCTTGTTTAGCAAATTCATCATTTGAGTTTCTAAATGCTTCTTGTAAATCATCTAATATGTCATAAACATTTCTAAATCCACCAGCACCATTTTCAATCTCAACACCAAATTCTCTCATTTGTTGAGTTAACTTAGGTAAATTACTATCTTTATCAATACCTCTTAGTCTTGCTGATATAGTTTTTAATCCAGAACCTACAGTAGCAGGGTCTTGAATTGATTCATTCGCAGAAGCTATTAATGCTAATGATTGTTGATAACTTGCACCAGCGGTTTTTAATGAGTTACCAGAACGTCTAATTGCTTGTCCTAAACCCTCAAATGTTACAGCTGACTCTTTAGAAGTTACAAATAAATCATTAACTACATCTTTACTGTCTTGTGCTGTTAAATTAAATGCTTTTAATGATGAAATCATTACAGTAGATACATTATCTAAACTTGTAAAACCTACTCTTGCACCAATAATAGCTTGTTCAGCCATAGCCATTGAATCTGCCATATCATACCCAGCTCTAGCAAATTCAGTACTTGCTCCCATTACCTCTGTTTTTAAAGCACCAAGACTTGATACTAAATTATTAACTGTCATATCTACTTGAGATAATTCTTCCTCAGTAGCATTGGATACTATTTTAAAATTAGTCATTTCAGTTTCTAATTGCACAGTAGTGCTAACTAAATTCTTCATACCATTAATAGCACCATAGAATACAGTCGCTATACCAGACCATAAGGCGAATTTACCAACAGCTGATACTAAACTTCCACCAAGTTTTTTAGTCTGCTTAGTAGTATCTTTAGCTCCATCTGAGGCTTGTTTAAAAGCTGTTTTAGACTGAGTCCCTGTTTTCTTTAAATTACCTCTAATTGCTGTTAAGTCTTTACTAACTTTAGCCAATTCTTTTCTATATAATTTAGCTCCAGCAGTATCAAATACTTTAATTTTCTTTTTATTAACTTGTGCTTGTAATAGGGCTATCGCTTTTTTAACCTCTGCATATGCTTCAGCTTGGTCTATTGCTACCCCTATTTTAATATTAAATTGATTTTTTTCTGCCATTATCTCACCGTCCTTAACCCATTAATAGTTAAAGCATTTTTCAACATAGTTACTATATTACTCTCTATATCTAATTTCGCTTTACTAAAGAAATTAGTTGCATTATAATGAAATAAACCTGTCTTATTTCCATATTCAACATAACCAACAATATTACTTCTATTGTCTCTAGGTGATTTAGGTGAAACTGAAGGATAAGTCCATATCATTTTATTCTCATCATTAAATATATCCATAGTCAACATATTATTTGTAATTTTAATATTAGCTGTTGATGAAGATAATAGTGTTCCTGTTCTTTCATATAATCCACTTCTCTGTACTGCATATACATTTTCTCTAATACTTGCTTTATACATTTCTAATAATTGTGGCTGTATACTTTCTAAAGTTATATAATAAACTCTCTTTATCAAATGTTCAACTAAACTTTGTACAGTTCTGTATGAAGCCATTATATCACCTACTCTTTAGCTTTATTTTCTTGAGTTTTATCTAACACTACTTTTGCAAATAAATCACTAAGAGATTTTATTATTACAGATATATCATTTACCACCTCTAAAAACTCTGGGTGAGCTATTTTAATATAGTGTTCTATATTTTCTTTTGTAACTTCTGATACGTCAATATTTGTAACTAAAGGCATTATTTCATAAACAATATCATAAATATCTATATTAATATTAATTTCGCCTTCATCATTTGCAGTAGCACTTTTAATCATTACTCCTAATAAATATTCTATATCCTCTTGATTAGGGTAAAGTATTTTAACATTCCCTAAGTTAAAAAAGTTATACTCTTTAATAACTAATTTACCATTAAATACATCATTGTCATTTATATTCCCTAAATTTTTGTTTATATTATCCATATTTATCTCTCCTTTGTATGTATACTTATAGCATAATTTACTATAAAAAATGAGTGAAGATTAATCTCCACTCATTATTAATTTCTTACGTTATTTAGGAACAACAGCAAATATTCCGTAAGTATCAACACCAAATGGTTTCATTATATCAAACTTAACTGAAGTACCTGTATTTTCCCCTTTATTTAATCCACTATCAATATTTCCGTCTGGACTTGCAACTGGGAAATCCCAATATAAATCTGCTACAGGAACATCTGCATCTACATTATATGCGATTGTATGCATTTGTAAATGAACATTAGATGGGAACTTAGTAGAATCAAATTCTAAGTAATCAGTAGTAGCTTCTGTCTCTTGGTATAATATTATATAAGTATCCCCTTCAACACCATCTGTAATTGTTACAGTGCCTGCTGAATAAGTAGCAGTATATTGTTTATTATTTAAATCTACTACTGTAACCTCATCATCAACAGGAGTACCTGTAATAGTTACTTCTATTCCTGTGCCACTTACTCCAACACCCATTTCTTTCTTCCAAAAGTTTTTACTTCCATTAATAAAACTTCCCAAAGAATCTGTTTGCATAGCTATTAAATTAGGACTAAATAACAAAGTTTGAACTGTTACACTTAAACTTTGACCTTTCCATAATTTAGCTCTTTGAGCATTACCTATACCACATGTTAACATTTCACTTTCTGCACTCTTAGAAAAACCAGTTCCCTCAGTACATCCATAAAAGAATTTTTCTCCTGTTGTATCATTAATTATTAATACTTCTGCAACGTCTTGTACTTTAATATTATCTAAAGCTATACTCATATTTTACACCTCTCTTAAATATCTTGTTTCTCCGATAAACTTGTTAATTTAACAAATTCATTATCTTTTAATTTATCTTCTTTAGGGCTAGCCCATGAAGTAATTTTAACACTGCCTTTACTATCTACTGTTTTAAATAAAACAGAAGTATCATAGTTTTTAAAAGCCATTATTCTATGGAATAATGTATTAAATTGATATAGAGTAAGGTTATTTATTTTATCTGTATCATAGCCACTAAAAGCCATAATAGTAGTGTATGTACTTTCAAAATTAATAGTGTCACCTTTTGCCTCTTTCATGGCATTAGATAAATTATTAAATCTCTGTATTTCTGCATCACCACTTTCATCTTTAGTAACTATCCCATTAAATGCTAAAATAAATTTTCTAAACTTATCCCATTCTTTATCTGATTTCGTAATATTTATAAATACTGTATCAATATCTAATTCCTCATTATTTACAAAAGTTAATTTTATTAAACTTTCTATAAACCTTTTTGTTTGAAAAAAGTCTTGATGTATAAACTTAACCATTTCATTATTAATCAATGAATCCCTAAATTCTTTTATAGTCTCTTTATTATCAGTAGCTTTCATCATTTCACCTAAAAACAACATTTTTACATTTTTAGTTGTTTTCTTTAAAAAAGTAACATACTTCATAAACTCTTCATACTCATATACTTTTATTGGTTTTAATAATCCATATTCACTATTAAAAGGAAATCCATTTATTTTTAAATAACTTGTATTATTTATATGCTCCATAGTTTAACCTAACATTCCATGTATCATTAATGTATATCCCATAAACTCATCATTCCAATATTGTAATTGACTTGAAGTACCATCAAATGATAAAGTCCCAATAACTCCATCAACTCTTTCTTGATTTAATGCTTTAACTAATTCTTTTTTAATTACATTACATCTAAGTAATCCATTTTCTAATGTCCAAAGACTATAATGAGTTAATAATTGTATTTGATAATATTGTTCAACACTATCTACACTGTTAAACATTGTCCTATAATCAATGATTCTAATTTCTGTCATTGCTTTATTTAAAATTTGACCATTATTATAAGGTACTAATTTAATTTTTATATCAAAAGGACTAACTGAAATATCGCCTTTATCAATTAACTCTAATTTCTCTGTCCTAGTTAAATTACCTTTACTTAAAGCATCTGGTGTATTATATTTCAATAATTTCCATATATCTTCAGATTCATTTATTAATTGATTAATAATGAAATTTATTACTAAATCAACTTTATCAACTTTATAACTGAATAATTTATTTGTTCCTAACATATTACCACAACCCTACGAAATTAATGTCAACTTGAATAATCTCTCCATTGTCATCATTTTTAATATTTAATTTCCCACTATTAGGGAAATTACCATTTTTAATAGTAATATTATTATCATCTATTTTTATCAATTCATAATCTGATATATCAATATCAATAATACTATAGGTAAAATTAGTAGTGATAGGTGTATTAAAATTATCATAATGTATTATATTTACACTAACTATTTCTTCATATCTCACTTTAATTAATTCAGGGTTAATAATATAGTAGCTATTATCAATACTTGACTCAATTAAATTTGCAACTATGTTAGATTGATTATATGCGACTTTTGTATTTAAATCATCTTTTTCATTAAACTCATCAATCTCTAAATCAATAATTAACATGCCTTTTTTTATAAAATCATTTATAGACTCAATTTTATACGCATTTAATTTTGTATTACCAATAATAAATCTTTGATTTTCATATATATTTATTGTATTGATATTATTGGGTAGATATAATTTAACTCCACCTTCTAATAAATTTATATTTTTATCATCATCACCACTAACATTGAATTTTTCTAAATAGCATTGTTGTTCTATTATTCTTCCATTTTGTTCCCATTTAATACTATTATTACATTGTCTCATTTCGCCTTCAAAATTAATATGATTTATTTCTTTTAATTTATAGACTATATAATAATCATCAGATTCTTTAATTATATCTCCATAAGATAAATCAAAATTAGGTTGAGTAATAAATCTTTTATGTTCATTCGCATTTGATATATGGTTAAATAATTGTATCGGAAAATTTTCAGTTATAGTATTATCACTATTATACTTATCTACTTCAAAATATGAAGGTGATAATGAAAATAATCTTGATAAATTAGAAGTCTGTTTTAAATCATTTCTTTGTCTTAAACTCATTCCACTATATTTATTCTTATAATTTGGCATTTAATCACCTATCTTTATAAATATTGATTAAATCATACATTATTTTTCTTCTAACATTATAGTCGCTCACAGCAATACTGACATCAAGTTGACCTATTGTATCACTTTTAATTTCCTGTGACATCTGACTGCTTCTAATTAAGCTTTTTACTAATTCTAATTGAGTATTAATTGTAGCCTCTGTCATTCTACTATTCATCATATTAATAGTATTTTTTAACTCATCTATTATTTTCATATTAACCCAATCCCCCTATAAACTCATCAGTATATGTATATTTACTGATTAATAAATCACTCTCAATAATTGAGTCTTTGTAAAGACTGTTCACAGCATTTAATTGATTAGCTGGAGAAAATCTTTTAAAAGAGTCTGGGCTTAATATAGTTTCCAATAAATCTTGAGTGTTCTTAAACTGTACTGTCCAATGTTTTACCATAAGTAAAGATAAAATCTCTATCTCCAATTCAGTTAAAGTAATATTGAATGTTTGTAAAGAGTCATCTCTATCTGTTAAATCACTTTCACAATCTACAAAATCTGAAATAGAGCTAATTAAAAAACCTATTTCAATATCATGCTTGTCTACTTCTATTAGGTCATCTAAATCATAATCTATAATTTTTCTTTCAAATCTTTTATAAATATCACTATAAGGAGTCATTTTGTACCTCCTATCTTATCTTAAAATTCATCTTGTAAATGAAAGTTTAATTTCTCACTTAATATTTTAATTGCACTATAATTATTTAATTGTTTATTTTGAATTTTAGCTAATGCTATATCTCTAAGAACAGATTTCATATTTCTATCTGCTTTATCAATTATGTTAGTTAAATCTTCTACAGGTTTTTTAAATAATTCATCTAAATCTTTTGGGTTAAATAAATTTTTATAAACTCTATCTAATTTCAAAGATTTAATTACATCTTCATCACCTATATATATTCTAGGAATAGTTAAAGCTTTACTTTTAGTTCTAACTAAAGAACGTAAAAAACCATATCTAACATCTTGTTCATCCATAAATCCTTCAAATACATATTCATCATATTCAGTAGGGTCTTTTGAACGTAAATTCAATGTTCCATTAAAATAATTAAATACTGTTACTAAATCATCATCATCAAATACCACAGGTTTTTTAACTTCAACTTTAGGTGCAACTTTCTTAACTGTAGTTTTAGCTTTAGGTTTAGTAGTTTTCTTAACTGTTTCTTTTTTAACTGTCTCTTTTTTTGTAGCCATAATTATCTCTCCTTAATATTATTACATCCTTAATAGTCCTAATAGTTTAATATGCGAGAGAAATTAATCTCCCGCATTATTTATTTTATTATTATGCAGTGTAAGTATATCTACCATACTTTTTAGCAACTGCAACTGCAACGCCAACTTCAACATAGTATAAATATTCTTTGCTCATATCTCCATTGATGTTAAGTGGAGCATCCATAATAATTGGATTTCCTTCTTCAACAATTTTAACAATTTTTTCACTTGCTACAGGTAATAATATAGCAGTGTTGTTATCAAAGATAAATGTATCTGTATTAGCTTTATGCATATGCTCAACAGGCATTAAAATATTACCATTAAACATTTCTACATAGCCTTTTTTATTTAATTCATCTAACATACCATCAGATAAAGTAGTTCCTACATAAGCTTTAATAAATGCTTTAGAAGCAACTATCATTACTTTTGCTTGACCATTAGAAGCTGAAACGTGGTCTGCTAAAGTATCAATATTATCTGCATTAATTCCACCTGTATCAGCAACATTGTAAGTAGTGTCAGAGTTATAAGCTGGAGTTGTGAAGAATGATACCCAGATTAACTCTTTAATTTTCATTAAATAAGAAGCTTTTACTTTTTCAACCATTCTAGGGAAATCAATATCTCCAGAAATATATTGTTTAAAGTTAGCCCAAATTTTAATAGCCATTGGAGCAGTTGTAACTTCTACTGAACCATTTTGCATTCTTTGTCTTTCAACATTACCATTACCAGATGCAACTACAGCTACATTAAATAAATCAGGGTTTTCTAAGTTAAATTTTCTTTTTTGTCCCCAAGCTACATTAGCATACTCTGCAAATTGTAAATCTTCTTGAATAGACTTAGGTATCTCTGCACCTAACCATTCTTCAACTAATTCAAATAAAGCCGATGCTTCAGGTTTTCTCATATCTCTCATTGTAGGTCTATCAGTACCTATAATTTCTACCATTTGTTCTCTTAAAGTTTTGTTTATTACTGAGTAGTCAGAAGCCATTCCTTTTCCAACTACAATATCATTCATCAAGTCTTTTAATGCTTGTTTATTCATTTGTAACCTCCTGTTTAATTTTAATTTAATATATTATTATTTATATTCGACTGTGTTAATTAACAACTAACTACTTCTGCTTTTACTGCTGGAGCTTTAGAGTAACCAATTGTTTCAGTTACACTTGTGATTTTAAGAGCTAATCTTGTTCCACCTGTTAAATCATTAGCTACAGCCAATACTGCTGTTCCATTAGCAGGAATTAAGTATTTGCCTACTGCTGAAGTTCCTGAAAAATCAGTTTTAGCTAATTTAATTTTATCTCCAACTGTTAAATGTAAACCTTTGAAAGGTACGTCTTTTACTACAACGAAAGCTTCAACATCTGTTTCGCCATTAGAGTAATCATATTCATCTTGTGCTACTAATAAAAATTCCATTGTTGCTAAACTTGCAGTTGCAGGAAGTACAGCATTGTATACCTGTTCACCAGCGAAGTCTGTGTTAATAGTACCTAATGATACTACATTACCATTTTTTAAATCTGCACTATGCACTACATTGTCAATATTACCATTGTATATCCCTTGAGCTTTTAATAAATCCATCATTTTATTTCCTCCTAAAATTATTTAATTAAATTTTCGTATGATTTGCCTTTGTACTTACTTTTCTTTTCATCAATTGTAAAGTCTTTTACAAGACCTTTATTATTTACTTTATCTACCATCACATTTTCACTCTTAACTGTGAATTTAAGAGCATTTCTACCAACAATTAATGCTATCTCATCTTTTAGTGTATCCATTGTAAACTCATTAATTTTTTCAGTTAATTCGCTTTTTTCATCTTTTGATAAATTCTCAACAGATTCAACATATTCCTTACGCTGAATTTCTAATGTACTATTTTTAAATGCTTTTAATTCTTCATTATCAGTATTTAAAGTCTCAATAATAACATCTTTTTCAGTCATTTTGCTCTCTAACTCAACAGTGTGATTAGCTTTTAACTCTTCAATTTCAGCTGTAAAACTTTCAATAGTTTCTTTTCTAACACTCTCAATCATGCCATCATTAATTTCAAAATTTACTTCTTCAATTAATACAGGTTGCATAAGATATTCTTTTTCAGAGTCAAAGTTTATTGTAACTTCATTTTTATCTAAAGAATATTCAGCTCCATAAAGTTTCATATCTTTCCAATTTTTTGAATAATACACAGTTGTACTATCGTATTTAATTCCATAACAATAAATTCCTTCAGTGTCTAATTGACCTATTAATAACTCTCTTATTTGGTCATTTGTTAATTCAAATTTTTCTTCTTTCTTCACCTTTTCACCTCCCTCAATATAAGAAGTGTATTCTTTAAGCATATCTTTCATCTCAGACGCAAAAGTTTTACCTTCTGTCTTAGATGTAAATTTGCTTGAAAACGTTTCAATAATACTACCTGTCATAGCAGGTGTACGATTATCTCCTAATGCACATAAAGCGTCAAATGTAGCTGATTTCATATTCCAACCAGTCTCACCCTCTACTTCTTCATATGTACCTTCTAAATCAGTAGCAAGTAATTCCATAGAATGTCCTTTAATATCTCCCAATATATCAGAAGTTTCAAACTTATTCCAAATAACACCTTCTACTGTTAACCATGTTTTATCATCTTTCTCTTCGAAAGCATAATTATTTTCTTTAGGAATAAATCCAATAGGAACGCCTAAATACTTAAACTCTACTCCATCTTCGTTAACAACTACAATTTCCTCATGTCCTGCAAAATCTTTCCCCTCTTCTGTCTCTTCAACAAAAGCTGTAATTGGGATATGAGCTAAACTTTCTTGAGCCATAGTTTCTAATAACTCTTGTGAAAAATAACTTTTATTTAAATTCCATTTAGTATGAGCTACCCACACTTTTACTTTTTTAAATCTAGCATCTTCTTCATTGGACTCAATTTCAAAATTAGTTGCAAATCTTAATTTTTTTAATTCTTCATTCACAATCTACACCACCTCACTTTAACTACTGCTTATCTCTTGTTTTAGCACCCTCATCTGTTAGCTCTTCTTCTGTTTTAGTATTATCACTCTCATCACCTTGTGTATGAGAGGACACTAAAGGCTTACCTAATATATCATGTAATCCTATGGTATCTTCTATTTTGCTACCATAAATAAGCTCTAATTGTCCTATCCCACTTGCAACAGCTGGATAGAATTTATTATAACCATATTGAGCTAATTTTAAATATCTATTATAAACCTCATCCTCATTATGCACAGTAATATTTAAGAATGAAACAGTGAGAACATTTTTACCATCTCTATATTCAAATTGTCTATTAAAGAAAGCTTCGTATTGTCTAAGCATTTTAAACATTGTGCCTTCGTCCATTTTAATACTTGATGATACACCTGTAGAGCCTGTTGATGATGAATTAAATACTAATTTAGAAGTACCTGTAGCACTCATTAAATTTGAAAAATGTCTATCAACTATATCTCTACCATTTGAATTTGTATCACTTAAAGATACAACTCCAACATCCATAGGAGTAGTAACTGTACCAACACCATTTGGACTATTATTAACTAAGTTACTATGGAATGTAGTTACATCTTTACCAATTAAGTATTGGTCTTTTTTTCCATTTTTAGTATCCATTGGTATCTTTTGCCATATTAATTTATAATTTTCACTTTTACCAGCCTCGGTAGCTACAGTTTTTATCTCTTGTAATCTAATCATATCTACGAATACGCCTGTGAAAAATGGCAGTGAATAATCTACTGCTATATCAAATTTAAATGCAAATTGTTTTTTTACATTAGGAATAAAATATCTTCCTTGACTATTTTTTTTATTTTTATAATTTTTAAATGCTATTCCAAATTCATTAGGAAAAGAAATAATCTCATCTACATACTTATTAAAATACTCTAAATCAAATTGATATAATCTAACTCCATATTTATCTGTACTAACTATTTGACAATATTTAAAAGGTATTTCTTTTAATATTCTTTTACTCTCGCCTTTATTAGTTATCTCATAACCAAAATAAATATCTTGCATTAATACTTTATTTGTTATTTCAGGTAATTTAATTTTATAATTATAGCCCTCTAAAAACTTTATACCTTTTATAAAATCTTTCTCAGTTATTTTACCAATGGGATTAACCACAGGTCTATACAATAACATATCAGCATAATATCTAATTAAATTTTTATACTCTTGAATATAATTATAAAGCATATAAGACGTTGTCATTAATTCGTTTTTCTTATTTGGAGCATATTGTACTTGTAGCATAACTGACTCTTTATCAACTATCCGATTAGAGCCTCTTATTAAACTTCTAAAATCGCCTACACCATTTAAGAATGAGCTAACATCAAAATAAGTTTTTCCATCTGCACTAAAACTAAATTTATTAAACTCTTCTTGCTCGAATTCATATATTTTTTTACTTTCAGTTTCTAATTTTTCATCTGAAATTGATGGGTTCTCTTTTTTTAAAGTAGTATAAATTTCTAAATAACTTGGTTCTTTTTTTATGTCTTTATTCTCAGTTAAAATTTTACTTTCATTCACGTTAAAATAAACCTCCTTTCCTAATTAAACAAACTTGTATACACACTTGTATCTTCATTGTCTAAGTAGTCTTTACCACTTTCTTTTTCTAAAATATACCATATCAAATATGATAAAGCCGAAAATCTATCTTTATTTATTTTAGATGCTCTTTGAACTATACTTAATTTACCATTCCCATTAATAATTAATTTTAAATTAAATATCTCTTCTATTAAGAAATCAGTCTCAATGAATGGTAATTCATTTTCAAGTATATCTTCAGTTGATTGCATTTCAAATACTTTACCTTTATAAGGTATTAATAATTTAACTTTCCCAGACGAGAATGCACCCATAAATACTGATAAAATATCACTTTGAGATGAATCAGCTTTACTTGATTTCATAACAAATAATTTATCAACATAATTATTTGAAATAGGCATTTCATCTGTATTAATAGTGTTATAAGCAGGATACTCTATATCGGTATCATTGTCTACATGAACTCTCATTAACTCATCAATAAGCCCTATACCCAATCCTTGACCATCGACTACTACTGCTTCAGCTTGATATAATGCTTCAATTTTTTTAATTTTTAAAGCTTGTATTTCAAAACTATCTGTATTAGGTAATGGTATTATATTAACTATATCTATTTTATTTACAAAAGAGTCACTATTAAAAAATGCTTTCCCAACACTTATTGAGCCTTGATTATTAGAAGCATTTTCTGACCTTGCAACGTCAACGCCTAAATAATATTTAAAATTCTTAGTGTCTTTTTCTTTAGTATATTGTAATTCAGGAGTATTGATAGCTCTTGAAGTCAATATTCTTTGTGTGTCAACTAATCCACCAACTGAATTACCTACCCATGTACTCATGTAGTTTTGTAACCAAGCTGTATGTGAATAACTCTTACGTCTTTTCTTGAGTGCTGGTTTATTAATTCCTCTTCCAAAATGCATAGCTAATCTATAATCAGCTGAGCCAAAATATGTCCCATCCATTTTAGCCATAGATTTTAAAGCTCTTACAGTTCTCTCAAATTCAGATGTTCCTTTAAATCCAGCAGTTGTAAAGAAGTCTATTCTATTTTGTGCTTCTTGATAATGCTTATTAGCATCTCTTAGAGTTCTTCTACTTTCATCTACTACAGGAGCAACGTTATTATTAAAATCTTCTTCGGACTTTAATAAAGCAGACTCCTCTAAAGTTACTGCATGTTTTCTTGAGCCTTTAGCATTTTCACCAATGCCCATTGTCATAATTTTTGACCCATTTTGAAATACTATCTCTATTGTATCTTTATTATTTTTAACCTCTTTTATCTCATCTTTAAAAAAAGGATAAAATTTAATTATTTCCTTATATTTTTCTGCTAATAATTCGGTAGCTTTCCTTTGTGTTTGTGCCATTAATGCCTGTTCTAATGTAGGAGTTACCATTGCTCTCATGAACATCCCTAATATCTCAAGAAACGTTTTAGAGTAAGAACGACTATAAACACCTACCATACTCATATGTCTCATATACCCTCTTAAAAATAAAGCTTGGTCTGGATATAAATCAATACCACCTGTTGCAGGTTTATTATATTTTAAAAATAAATCTGGATACCATATTATCATACTTCTTATATATTGTAGTTTTTCTCTATTATTATGAATAAAATCTTTCCCTTTAGAACTATTTAAATAAATTTCTCTAATATGAGTATCAACTTTATCGTATTCTCCATCATAGTCTACTGAGTTCTCTTTAGCAATACTTAATAAACTTTTGTCTACTATCATAACTATTCCCCTATAATTTCATAAACTTTATTTTCTTTATCTTCTTCATTAGCTTTAAGTATTTCTTGTTTTACTTTTTCATAGAATTTATACATATCTCCATATTTTAAATCTGAATTATCTAAACCTAACAACTCCCTATCTTTATATATATGAGCAAATAGTATCACATCTATATCATCTTTAGGTACTTCTAAAAACTCAGGGAATATTTCAACAATATCCTCAGACTCCTCTAAAGCTCTCATTAACATACTATATGACCCTAATTTACCTGTATAATCTACTTTATTTAATTTAGAAACTGCTTTATCATATATTTTAGACCATTCAGTAACATCTTTTCTATTTCCATTTTCATCAGCCATTACTTTTACCATTTTTACTTGAGCTATACTTGCTGTAATTAAACTTGCTTCATCAGCCTCAGTGGCAACTGCATACCCTTTTTTAATTTTAAAATAAGCTCTTTCAAATTCAGTCATTTCATAATCATCGAAGTCTTTCCCATATTTATGTCTTAAATATTCATAAGATACTATATAACCCGGAAATATTGTTACTTGAGTTTTATCTACTATCATTTCTGATAAATCAGTTCTTGTCGCAAAGTTTTTAATTAACTCTGCATTTTTTATTTCATCATCTGCAAATTGCGAGTCATGCCATTCTAAATCTCTATATTGAGTCATTTTTATAGCACTTATATATCTTCCAATTGTTTCACTTTTACCAGCCTCAACAGTGTTAAATACACTTGCTATAAAAGGTAAATTCATTCTTCTTAATAATTGTTGAAATCTAACTATATCTATATGTTCTCTTGCTGGTGTGTAGTAACACATATCTTTAATACACTCTTTGCAATATAAACTTGTATTTCCTCTTGATGGGTTACTCTTCATTACATAAAAATCTTTATATTTCTTATATTGCTCACAACTCGAGCAATAAGCTTCCCCTTCATGATTATCTACTTTAACCTTTTTTTTTGCTTTTTTAGCTTTTGCCATATTATCACTCCTCAATGATATTCTATGTATTCATGTGGGCATAACACAAGTGAGAAAGGAGAAGAACTCACCTAAGGAGTGTGTGTTATACCCACTCTATATATATCAGTAATTTCTAATTTAAGACTATTTTAAAAGTCCTGTCCTTACCTCTACCTTTTGTAAATCCACATTTAATGAATAATATGTTCCATCTTCCCTAATTATTAATACAGTTTGTGACGCATTTGCTATCTGTTTCACTTTCTTTTTAGCATAATCATTTGCTCCTGTTAATGCTCCACAATATATTTCAAACTCATTTCTATTTCTTGAAACTGCTCTATAATGATGTAAATGACCCATTAATAATATGTTTACTTGTTTACCCATAATACTAGAATGTTTTTGCATTTTGTTTGAATCATTTTTAACTTCATCATCTCCATGTACATATTTAATAATTACTCCATTTATTTCTTCTGAAAACTCATCGAATTTATCTTGTGTATGAACATAGAATTTATCATTATTACTTACTTTTGATATCAATTGTAAATTTTTAAATATTGTTCTTACAGCATTATCATCTGGCAAGGAATTTCTACCATGATTAGTTATCCTATAGATATCGTGATTACCAGATATTCCAGATAATTCAACATAATATCCTTTATTAACAAAATCAATACAAAAGTCATATATTAATTGTTGAGCTTTTTCAATTTGTTGTGATTGAGTAAACTCAATATCAAATGGTTGTTCTGCTCTCATAGAAAATCCTTCTATAGCATCGCCTAACATAGTTATTGATATTTTATTTGAATTATTCATTTTTGCTAAATATAATATTTCTTTTTTAAATTTATTAAGTCTTTCTTTAGCTATTTCAAAATTATATTCATTATAAGATTCTTCAATTACAAGTCCTACATGAAAATCTGATAAAGCAACTTTTATAACTGTATTATTAAAATCTTCCAATTTAAAATTATTTATATCTCTTAATTGTATCTCATTATTTTGTAAAGACTCCCTATATTGCTCTGCCAATAATACTGCGGGAGTGGCTTGTCTCATATATTTTCTAAGTATGCGTTGTTCTTTCGCAACTTCTGTTTTAATTATATTGTATTCACCTATCATATTAGATAATTTTTTTAAATGTGTTTTAGGTATTATAGAATTAATACCATCTATATCTATGTTTCCATTACTCACTTCTTTTTTATATTTATTAATTCCTTCTTCTAAACCAATATTATAACCTTTATCAAAACCTTTTATTCTTTCAGTCATTTTTTTTCTATGAGCTGATTCATCCCAATTAACACCTTTGAAATCATTTAGTAAAAATCCTATTATCTCATTAGTTAATCCATATTCTTTAGAATTACGATATAATCTCATACCATAATCTTCATATGTCTCACCATCTTTTGGTGCATGTATTTTATTTACCATTATTATATCTCTCCTTTAGTTCCTGCCACTAATATATCAAACACTTATACGCCACTCAAACGTATGTTCTTTATTACTTAAAAAAATAAGCGATTCTATGTAATATTTCTATTCACAAATCACTTATTTCATCTTATTATTTCCCTGTTTTTTATCTTACATTATACATTATACCACATGTAGTGTATTTTGTCAAGTTTCTCACAGGATTTCTTTCTACATATAGTTTACTCAGTGAATAATACACCTTTTAACTGTTGCACTAACTCATTTCTTTCGTCAACATCACCATCTAAAGTTATAGTGATTAATGTTTTGTCATTGCTTAATTCTCCTGTTACAGTATCAACTGCTACTTCACTTTTTTGACTCATTTTAATTTTGATAATTATCATCTCCTTATGTAACATTATTATTTTAATATAACATTTAATTGTTATATGTAATTATTTTTATTATATATTAAGCAATGAGAGTGGGATTCTAACCCACTATTAAGTCCTCCAATGGTTTAACTCGATACTAACTGAGCAATGACCCACGTTTACTCATATCCATTTTATTAAGAAAAAGGAGGTATAAAGGAGTAAAACGATTTATGATGGATATGATTGGACTAACATTATTGTCTTGAGTGCTCACTCTCTGAGCTTCTCATTGCTTGTTTAATTAAATAAATAAACTATTTTCTTCTGTTTCTTCTACTTGGATTCTTGCAACCTCTACCTTGATTATTTCCTTTTCCGCCACCACTTCCGTCTCTCTTTGGAATTCCTCTTGCCATTATGCACTTCCTTTCAATAATAATATATAAACATTATTCACTAAATGCAGTGGTATTATTTATCTCACACTTAGGAATATTTAAAGCTTAATAATAATTATAATTGAGCCTTCACCCTACTCTTCTAAAACCCCATAATATTCAGCCACTAAGGAAGTTGAGATGAGCATATAAGAGCTACTTATATACTTTTCAACCACATGTTATCTTACGCAAACATCTGTATTTGCAACTTTCACCCATCATTCATCTTAAAATATCTGTATAGGGATTCTTTCTCCCTATTCTTTATAAGAGTTTTGGTTAACAAGGGCTACTTGAACTAATCACTAATTTTATACAGAGATTTCTCTCTTTCAGAACCAATCGTGTTATTTTGAATTTCCAATTTCCCACACTCTTTTCACAAAGCTGGATTTTGGATTAACTCTTGTTAGAGCTTGTATTGCCACAACAATTAGGATTATGCTTTTTATTAAATTTTAGAGATATACCACATCTTATAGTTGAGACTTTGCCTCTTCAATGAAGTCATTACTTAACTTCACTAAGATTATATGATTAAAATATCCTTAAACCATACCTCTCTATTTACGATATGTCCCAGAAAAGGTGATTAGCCTCCTTATACACTGGGTTAATTATAATTATTACTAAACTTTAAAAAGTTTAGTTGTGTTATCAGAAACTGCAATTCCTGATAATCATGATATCCAAAATTAACTTTTAAACTATCAGTTGGCTTAGAGTACTTGTAATTCTCTAAATTTAATAAACAATCTATGTCTAACCAACTTAGCACTTTAATTATATTGTCATACTTAGGACAATGTTAAATATCGACAAAAATATTTACGTTTCAAAAACTTTCCGCTATTTCTTTTGTTGCCATTTCTTGCTATGCTACTATTATACCACATCTCTTATTATTTGTCAAGCTTTATCTTAATTATTTACAAATAATTAGTAATATCTGTATAATTTCTACTACAAAACTTTCGCTTTATTTTTATAGATTTTGATAATTCTTCATATTCTTCATAATCATATTCAGTAATATAATTAGGAATGTATTTATTTAAAATTTTCTTTCTTTTTCCCTTTACATTATAATTATACATATTAGTATAATTAGATATAAATTCACTCATAACAGCCACCTCTCTTTACTAAACAATCATCTTTTGCCCTTTATTAACTGCAATAATTTCAGTTGTCTTACACTCTTCAGAACATCTTTCTTGTAATATTTTAGCAAACTCTTTCTTAGATTTCATCTCACTATGAACTAAACATATTTTAGGTGTATTTATACTTGAGTAATATTCTAATAAATTATAATAGTTCATATGACTACTAAAACTATGGAATACACTTACATTAGCTTTTATTTTATATCCTACTTCATTTATTACTACACTATTGTCAGTGCCCCATTTTTGCTGTATATCATTCCCTAATGTACTTGGAGCACAATATCCAACAAAACATATTGTAGACCTACTGTCCTCAATTAAAGAGGCTAAATGATATGCTGACCTTGTATAATTAGTAATCATTCCACTACTTGCTATTATTATCTTAGGACTATCATCTTGTATACACATTTTACTTGCATTAGACGTTCTTATTTGTCTTACTTTATCCCATTTTAATATCTTCTGCATATATTCATTAGCACCCTCTTTTATTAATCGAGTTCTATATAAATTATTCATTTGTAACATCATTGGAGAATCCATTATAATCTCATAAGGACATTCCCTATAATAAGTATGTAATACAGATAATATCTCTTGAGCTCTTGACATTGAGAAAGCTGGAATTAATACTCTACCTTTATTCTCTAAAGTATATTTAATTGTTTTTATTAACTCTTGTATATCTTCATCTCTATTATAAATTTTCTCAGGTTTCTTTGAATAAGTACATTCACCTATTAATAAATCACAATGTTTTATTTTCTCTAAAGATTGAATTAATTTAGAGTTATTATTAAAATTACCTATGTCACTTGTATAACATAATGTTTTCCAATTTGCTCCATCTTCAAATTTTAATATTACTTGAGATGATAATGGTATATGACCTGCTGGGATAAACTCTAACGTGATTTCACCCTCAAGGTTAGGAATATACTCAGACAGTCTTATTGTCTGTTTAAACTCAATCTCCTGCATTAAACTTAATGTTTTCTCAACATCATCTTTAGTATAAGCTGGGTCATACTTTTTATTTTTATACTTAGAGAACAACTTAGCATCTTTCTCACTAATATATTGTGAGTCAGTTAATAGTACTCTTGCTATACTTGTAGAATTTTTTGGCAATAACATTGGCTTATTATATCCTTTTGATACTATCAATGGAGTTCCACTCAAATGGTCTATATTCAAATGTAATGGTATTACTAAATCTATAGCTCCAACTTTTATCCCAGAGTATAAATTCTTATTAGCCATAAAGTTTTCAAATCTATCCCCACCTTGTTCTTGTCCCATATCTAAAATCAATTGAGCATTATTATATTTAATTAATATAGCACTTCCAGTTACACCTTCTGCATTATGACCTACAAATTCTACTTCTACTTTATTTTTACTATTCTTATGATTTTTGCTTTTACTATTTCTATTTTTAGCCATATATCCTCTACTTTCTTATAGTCTGTAGTATACTTAATCACCACAATAGCGATTCTACGTCCTGAGAGCGATTTCTAGAGCTTTTTACTACTTACCCGACACTTAGTACTCTTAATACCAAAATACCCTTAAAACTCAATTTTCGAGCTTGTTTCCATTTTATTAATAATTTTGACTTATCTCAACTTACTCTATTCCTACTTATTGAACATTAGACTATATAATCCTAAAGACCTATCTAATCTATCTAATCTATCTAATCTATCTAATCTATCTAATCTATCTAAATCTATCTAAATCTATCTAAATCTATTATTTCTATTGTTACCACTCAATACAAATATTACTGTGGCTATTACAAAAGAAATAATTACAATCATCAACATACTATATCTCCTTTCTGCATAATCACACTCAAGTTATACTACTCAAGTTATCCTATTGACATTATACCACTTATACTTACAGAAGGCAAGATAATTATTTATTATTTACTATTGCTTAAGATATTATATTACTCAAGATATAAGTTATAAGTTATCAATAGAAAGTATAAGATAAAAAAAGAGCCCCGTAAATTTAACTCATTGGGTCTGAATGAGTTGAGCGTAGCGAAAACGAGTGAACAATTAGTTGAATTTACTAGCCATGGCGTAGCGTAGCGAGCTATGGCGTAGCACTTATCACTTGACCTTATGGTTTTGACCTTGTGTAAGTGTTAATATAACTCAATTAATATATAATATTATAAAAAACGAACATATATAGCTAATATAGAATAATGTATATAAGGAAATCTATGTTCGTTTTATTATTTAAAATTATAATAATACTAATGTTTTTCTTCAATAGTATTTTCAGTAGTATTGTCAGTTGTTTCTTCTTTTTCAATAGGGGAGATAACATACTTTAAAATTTTTTCATTAGATTTAAAATAATCTTTTTCTAATCGTAAATCAACACTAGAGGAAAATTTACCTACACGATGCTTACTTCTAAAAGTTTCAGGATTATTTTCATCATATTCTATTAGTAAATCAGGAATTACTTTACCTATTACTACAGCTCTATGATGTTTCAAGGCTTTATTATATTGTTCCTGAGCTTTTTTTGTTAAATTTATATTATTTTTCATAAGGGCATCATAGGTCAACATTAACATTTTTTTATTTTCTTCGTCAGGATTTTCAAAAACTAATTGTTCTATTCTTTTATTCAATAATTCCATACTGTCATCATTAATATAAATATTATATGAAGTATGAAAATAATTTATATGTGTTTTCATATTAGTTCCGCTAAATATTTCACTTAACTCTAAGCACACATTTTCAGAAAATTCTTTCCATTTACCTGACATAAGTATACTAAATTCATCTCTATATCCCATATCGTAGCCAATTCTTTCTTTAGCTCCTACAAATTTCTTTTTTTCCCAATCGGTCATACGTCTATAAAATTTTTCTTTAGTAGGCTTATTTACATTAAGACCTGCATCTATCATACTTTGTCTTATAGCTCCAGTTTCATGAGTATAATCCGTATAAACAATTCCTCCAATATAAACATCTTTATCCCATATAATAAACCATTCATTCTTTAGTTTATTAAGTATAGATTCTACCTTTTTCTTTAAAGTATTATAACTTCTAACGTAAGCTTCACTTATAAATTTTTCTTCGACATTTAATATTTTACTTAATTGTTTTTGATTATAATGATATTTATTGTAGTTACTATTTATTAGTGAAAAATCTTCTAATAAAATTCTTAGTGAAGCGTGTATTGGGACTCCATTTCTATAACTTTGTAGTACTTTATTGAAAATAATTAATTGTAATTGTGCTGAATGGTCTTGTAAATTAATAGTATTTATAATATCGTGTTTCTTTATTTTTGTGAAAATAAATTTATGTCCTTTTTTTTCATAAATAGTTAATTCGTTTAATTTTTTTATATTTTTTTTCTTAGTATTACCTTCCATAGTGCTTATTTCCAGTACTTTACATACCTCTTTCCAATTTTTATACTCATGATTTAATTCTAAGTTCTCCACTTTCATTATTTCGTTAGCCATTAACTCCTCCTTATTATTCTATTACTCATAGTATCACGTCTATTCTATTGTATCATACATTACACAAAAAGTCAAATTTATCTCAGATTTATTCTTATATTATAAGAAGATAATTAAAATACTTCTTGACATGTGAACGTTTGTGTGGTATAATACTATTATAATAATTAATAAGCAATATATCTTTTACTAATAGTTAGCAAAAGATAATTTACATATAACAATATGAGTATGAATATTAAGAGGGGATTAAAATGAAAGCTAAAAAGTATAACAGTAAAGTACCAACAGTTAATGCATTAACAAGAATGACAGAGGAAGTATTAAATAGTTACAAACATGGGTATCAAGTTGATAAAATTATATTGACTTCAGATATATATGAAGAATTTAAATTGTTAATGTTAAGTAAGAATACTTCAATAGGAGTATTACAATTTATTAATAATCAAGAGTATTGGAATGGTATTAAAGTAATAATTAATGAGGATGAATGGGAATTTGATGGAGTTATAGTACAGGCTATAGCAAGAATACCTGATGGTTATAAGTCAGAGATAGAGTTGAAATTATTAGAGGCTGAAATTATAAATAACAATAGAGATGAGTTATTAGAGTCTGAGCCAGAATGGGTAGTCAATGTAGAGTCCGAGTGGACAGGAGATGATAATTAATGAACAGAAATTACACAGTAACTGATGAGTATAAAAATAATGAAAAAGAATTAGATGATTTTGCTCAAGAATTTGCGAATGAAGCTAATAAAGAAATTATTAATATTCCCTATATACAAAAGATATTGACATTCTTTATGAAATTATTAAGAAAGGATGTTTAATATGAAATATATAGTATTAGAAGGTGTAGATAACTGTGGTAAATCAACTATAGCTAAAGAGTTAAATAAGAGATTATCCAATAGTGTTGTTATTCAAGAGCCAAGCAAAGAAGGTAAACTTAGAGATATCATATTAAATGATAAAATAAATGACTACACAAGACAATTATTATTAATAGCAAGTAGAAATGAGACTTTATTAAGACAAGTATATCCATATAAATATACTGATAAAATTATTATATCAGATAGAAATTATCTTAGTCAATTAGTATATTGTGATTATAAATCATTTGATATGGTATTCGAATTAAATAGACAATTTATGAGAGAATATAAACCAGATATAACTTTTATAATAGATGTGCCTAATGATATATTATTAGAAAGAGCTAATAATTCTCAAGAGTTAAATAAATTAGATTCTTTAGATTATGATATTATAAATAGTAGAGTAATGAGATATTCCGATATGGGAAGTTTATTAGCAGAAAAATATGACCATTATATATTTCATATAGATGGTACTCAGAGTATTAAAGATATAGTTGATTTCATGGTAGAATATATTGACAATATAAGGGAGAAGATATAATATGGGATTTAATATTAATATAGACAATAAGTTTAGAGTAACAACTGATAATAGACAATATATAGTTGATACTTATTCACTAAAAGATGGAGAGTTACAATATGATAAAAAAGGAGAAGTTAAAGTTACAAATAGTGGTAGAAAGTACTGTGGAAGTTTTAAAAGTTTACTTCAGATAATATCAGAAGAGGGTTTAAGAATGTCAACAGTTAACTCTATTGAAGAATTGGTATTAGCTCATAAAGAGATAGCAAATTATATTGCTGATATTCATGAAGTAGTTAATGAGAAGTTTAAAAATTTAGAGACTTTAGATAATTTAAATAATTTAGTTATTACTGAGACTGAAGGAGAAGAATAATATGACAAAAGATTTTAGTTTTTGGAAGTATGCAGATTGCGAAGATTGCCCTATATCATCAGAGAACGAATCAGAATGTCCTCTTAGTAAAAAATATACAGGTTATAGAAATGTATTGACTTGTCCATATTTGAATAATAATTTAAATGATGATTTAGCAGAACTTATGTCAAGTTACAGAGGATATAATTCAAAAGCAGAGTCATTTGATGCAAAAGCTTCAGATTATCAATATGAAGATATGTTTGTTAGTAGTGCTAAAGCTTTAATGTGGTTACTTAATGCATTAAATTTACAAGAAGAGAATAAATTTCTTAAAGAGAAAATTAAAAAATTAGAGAGGAATTAATATGGGTGTAAATAATAATTATATAGACAATGGTTATACTTACTCTGATTATGATGATTATTATAAAAGTATAGGATATTCAAATGAAGATGATATTAATAATGGTGATAATGAGTTAGATGATACTATAGACAGTTTAGTAGAAAAGTAGGTTGATATATGGATACAGTAGATAGAGAAATAACTACATGCAGGACAATAAGTAAATTAATTAAGAAAAAGAAATTAACTAAGAAACAATTGGAAAAAGTATTATTTGACAATAAAGAGTATAAGCCTAAAGTTATGGATTATACTGACACTTGGAATGCTAAACAACATAAATTACATTGTGAGCTTGAAGAGTTAGAAGATGGCAAAGTAATGTATACAGCAGTATTTGAAACTACAGGGCATAGAGCTGAGAGAATATTTAAATCATATAAAGAGATATATGATGAGTTAATTAAGTAGAGTTAATTATGCTACAGTATTATGGGCTGTAGTAATATATAGTAAGTTGTTAGTACAAAAGGTTATGCAAGAGTTATAATCACAGTAAAATACCAGATAGTTAATTCTATCTGGTATTTTTATTATGGAATATTTAGTTATTTAATCCACTCCTGTCTATATTCTACTGTATGATTATGGCTTAGTCTATCAAAATCTACCCCAATAGATTTAGCGTATATTAGCCATGTATCAAACCAATCTAATTTATCTAACTCTTCTTCTTCTTTTGTTCTTTTCCATTTAATTTCTGTTCCATCTAAATAATAAAAAGTTCTTTCTACTGTAGTATAATTTAATCGTGTCATTTAATCACATTCCCTATTCATCTATATTAACTTTTCTTTAGTCCATTTACAACAATCTTTTATAGTATCCACCTTCTTTATGCTGTATTTGTTTTAATTCTTTGACATCATGTTTTAAATTTAATAACTCATTATAATTTACCCAAGTAATTATTGAAATTATTAAAAGAATAATTATTACTATTGGATTATCTATCATTTAATCACATCCTTTACTATTTAATAATTTATAAAAAGTAATTATTGCATTTTCTCTTCCAAATTCATCATAAATTAATTGTTGTAATTCATTTATATCATTTATATTTATTATTTTTCTATGATAAATTAATTGAGCATTTGATGAATAGGTAATATTTTTTTCTGTATATTGATAGTGTACAAAATATCTATATTTTATTCCTAATATTTCTCTTAATTTATTATACTTTATTATCATTTTAATCACGCTCCTTTTCATAAATAATTATAGTTTCAACAAATTGATAAGAAAAGTCACCATTATAATGATATTCAATTGCATCACGAGTTTTAATATCTATAATTTTTATTTTATTTATTGATAACCATTCGTTTATTTTTTCTTCTGATGCACCATTAAATGTTTTAATTTGAGTAATCATTTTTAATCACACTTCTTTTCATAATCTTCACATTCTTCAATTTTTTCAATAATATCTGTTTTATCAAAACCACATAATAACATTGTTGCTCCTGATGGACAAAATGCTGGAGCACAAACCTGCTCTCTATAATTACTTACAATTAAATATTTACAAGTATCACATAACATACTATTCACGCTCGCTTTCTTCATACAATTCACATATTCCTTCTTCAAAATTATCGCATTTTCCTTCAATATTAAGTGATATTATCCCACCATTCAAATCAGTGATACATAAATCTTCAAAATAATATTTACACTTACTGTTCTCACAACGTATCATTTTAATCACGCTCCTTATTCAAAAATTCTCTTATTTTCTTTCTAGCATCTTTAATTCCTATTCTAATACAATAATATTCATGTAATTCCTTAATATATAAACTTTTAATTCTTATTTTATAGATTAAAACAAAATTTAAAATTAAACTTACTAATAATATTATTTTTAAAACAATCATTTAATCACACTCCTATACATACTTATATTCAATTGCAATACTATTTGCAGTGAGCCCTTCACAACTTATTATTTCTATTTTCTTGCCTGCTTTCCATTGAGAAATATAATACCCTTGAGGGTCTACATACCATTTTGGTTCATTTCCATTTATAATATATCCGTATTGTTGTCCGCCTTCTTTTACAATCATAATTTTTGAATTTTCAGCAGTTTTAATCATCTATTCACGCTCCTTATAAATTTTTCTTAATATCCATTTTAACATTTTAAATATTCTAGGGTGTCTTACTAAGAATAACATTCCCCACTCTGGTATCCATTCTAAATGCTCTTTTGTCATATTGATTATTACTAATTCTGAACAAGGTGCATTTGTAACTTTTACCATTTCAAAGCCATATATATTACTCCAATCAACTTCGCTTTTTAAAAAGTCATCATTGCTTACTTCATTTCTCATTACTCACGCTCCTTCTTATATTCTTTCACACATTCAGGACATTTATTTCCGTCAATTTCTCTTGTATTAAACCATTCACCGCAAATTATACAACGTTTTCTATATTTTGATTGACCTAAATTTGAATGTAAATTGGCAATTATTGAATTGAAATACATAAAACTTTCCCACATTTTACTCACACTCCTTCTTATATAATTGTTCGTCTATAAGGTCGCTAAACTCATATATCAAAGTTTTATTTTCTTTTAAACATAATGGAGCATATATTATAAAATTGCATATATATCCTTTTATTAAAGCTTTAAATTCACCTTCTTCAACTATATAAATTTCGTTTTCATCACCATTTTTATAATTTGATATAATTTTAAAAGCTTCTTTAAAACTTATTTTTTTATATTGTGAAATCATCATCTATTCACACTCCTTCTTATAATTCTCATTAAACTCAATCAACTTTTCAAGGTATTTTTCTGCATATTTTTCTTTTTTAAAAACAACTCCATTTTCAATTAACCATTTTTCATTACCAAACTGTGAAAATATCCCTTCGCATATTTCTAATCCATTAATAATATAATAATATTTATTACCTCTTTTTATATCTTTAATATTCCATATCTTACTCTCAACCTTCTCAAAGTCGATTGTTAACAAACCAATTGAGTATGGAAATTTTCTTGCACTTTTTAAATCGTATTCATCTACTGTAAAAGGATTATCTTTTTTGCCTTTAACATTTATTCTATCCCCTACTTTTAACCCTACCATTGCATAAATTTCTTCTGGTTTTATTCTCATACTATTCCTCCCACCATTCTTGTTGATTTCTTAACTCAATAATTTCCTCTTCTGTTTTAGCTATAATACTATATTTGATTATTCTTTTATCAAGAGCTAGACCTATGTTTTTAGTGCGAAAATATCCCTTACCTAGCATTTTGTCCACTACATAATATTCTTCATTTAATTCAGGTTTAAACAACTCTTTGACTACAGTAGCATAGCCTATTATTAAATTTTCTAATACACTTATTGTATCCTTATCAACATAGCACTGATAATATTCATCTCCTTCATATATCCCATTCTCTCCAATTACATAATATTTCTTCTCTAATTCTTTTAATTTATTTTTCCCAATTTGACGTTCATGGGAATTTTGAGGTAGGAATTTTATTCTAAATGGCTTTTCATATTCTACTCCAATTAATTTACAAAATTCTTTTGTTTTATTTTTCATTGTTATCATCTCCATAATTATATACTAAATTTAATATTCTCATTACAAATCTATCTTCTTCTTCAGATAAATTAATTTCATCTTTGACACTTAAATAATATTCTAATGCAGTATCATTAAATTTAATTCCCATAGCAATCCAATCTATTATCATATGGACACAATCTATCTCTCGTTCTTTTAGAAAAGTAACATGAGTTTTATTAGTCCAATTTTGCCAATGATGTGAGTTCATAGTTTTATGACTTTCCCAAGCTTTATTAAATAACACTCCAGTTAAATGTTTATTGCTATCAGGACTCTTTTCTAACTCTGTTGGAAAGAAATTACGTCTATACTGTACAAATTCATAATGTGATAATTTACTAAGGTCATGTCTTTCAATCTGTCCATTAAGAATATTAAAGTAAAAATCATCATAAATAAAAAATTCATCTTTACATTTATCCTGTACTATTTGCCAAGCTAATTGCACATTATCATAATGTTCTTCAATATAATCTAAATACTCTCTGGTTTTTAAAATTGTTTCTCTCATAGTATTCATTACTTATCATCTCCATAATTAATAAACTCTTCATTAGTACAAATTACTTCACCATTGATTAATTCATATTTTTCACTATATTGCCATTCTTCATAGAAATACTCAAGATGTTCAATTGACTCTATAAAATATGGTAATAACTCAAAGAAACTTTCTATCGTACAACTATAATTTTTAAGACTACATTGGAAACTCCAATATCCTGTATTCTCATCATAAGTTCTATTAAATCCATTTGTAGCCACTTGTTTATAATAATTAGCAAAATCAATTTCTTTCTCACCTTTACTGTTAATATAATCTTTTTCCCACTCATCTGGCATATAACATGACATTCCACAAGGTATAAATCCAGCTCTATCCACTTTTGAAAATTCTATAAATTTTTCATCAGAGTGCTCATCCCATTCACCACCATATGCTATTCTCTCAAATTCACTTCTAAACTCTTTTTTAACGATACCCTTAAATCTAATTCCTGTGTACATTCCCATTAATCATCATCTCCTTTTAAGTTTACTCTTATAGTTTTATTATTATACTTTTCTGTTATTGTTAATTCAATCTCAACTTCATCAAAATCAAATTCCCAATAATCACTATTACCATTTGATAAATCAACTTCTACAGTCTTACAATCAAAATTAATTCTTTCTACAAGTATTGATTTATTATATTCTTTAATGTAAGCATATATTTTTACATTATTTAAATCATACTTCATAAATATCACCTCCTTGGTAAATTCTTATTTATTATCTCATTTATAAATATATTATATCATAGTAATAATTTAAAGTCAACAATGAATAAATTTATTTTTCTTATGTATAAGGCAATTTCGTTTATAAATTAATATCCCGATATATATTGTGGTATTTATACTGTTAAAAAATACTAATGTTTATATATCAACATCTTTTCGAAAATAGTACAAAATCCTACATGTGACATATGTCATACATTCAATAAATACGATATGTATTAATAAATTAAGTAATATACTTATCTTTTAAGTTTATTTAATAATAATTTTCGTTAATTTTTATCAAGAAATGCGTAATTTTAGCTGTTTTTAAAAACGTCAAATTTATACCCTAATACTTTTCTCCCTATGGGGTATATTTTAAGACGTATTTTAAGGTAAAATTAAGGCAATTTTAAGGTAAAATATAGTACATTTTAGTAAGTAATTTTATCAAAATTATATTTCAAAATACCCTTAATTTATGGGGAAATTATTGCTTATTAATTTTAAAAAATAAATTAACTAAATATTATAAAATATAATAAACTTTGTGTATATTACTATACTTTAGGTTATTAATTATTTTATCTATATAATAGTTTAAAATAACCCTCCCCTCTTTTAATAGGAAAACACTTAAAATTAACCCCTATTTTTGAGATTTTTACTACTATTTTATATTATTTTATTATTATTTTATCACTTTAACTATATAATAACAGTTACTTTGAGTGTATGAATAATCTCATATATAGTGCTATGACGTCCTACAATCAATTTCTAGAGCTTTTTAGACGTTACAGGTGTATTAGGTCTCTTAACAGATAAAATGTCTCTATGGGCGTTTTTCGAGCTTGTTTGATAATTAGAGTAGATATAACAATTAAATATAAATTTTCTTGACAATATAATAAGGATATGATATACTATGAGAGTAATTACAAAGGGTGATTATATGAAGATGATTTGAGATATTGAATAAGGAGATGAGATAGTATGAGTTGGAGTGGAATTACTTGGGGCACATGTGGAAATGGCAGAACTGCATTAATGGAGAGTAAGAATGAGAATGAGAATGAGAATGACAGTAAGTTATATCCTTTTGAGCAATTAACAGAAGGTGAACAGTATCAAATAGTAGGATACCCTGAGAACAGTAAAGAAGTATTCACTATTAGAAGAGGACTATTGTACAGTTTAACAGAGAATAAGTATTCAAATTACAAAAGTAGTGATATTATATCATTTAGATTTGTGGAGTATGAAGAGCCTAATGAGCCTATTGAAATACCTGTAGAGTTTTATAATTTTTTAGGAGTGATTAGTAGTAAATTTAAATATGTAGCTAAAGATAGATACGAAAAATTGGTATATCTATATGTTAATAAGCCTACTAAAAATGAAAATTATGTATGGATGGGAAAAGGAGGAATGGTAAGAATAAACAGTTTATTCGACTATGAATTAAATTTTCTTCCATATGATAGACCATTATTAATAGATGATTTAAAAGATATGTTCTTAGATAAAATTGCAAAGGAGAGTATAAATGAATATTAAAAGTGATAGATTTAATTTAGTAATAGATGAAGAGAGGAGATAATATGAGTAATTTTATTAAACAAGATTTTACAAAGAATGACTTACAATTAGGACAAATATTAGAAACAAGAGAAGGTGAGTTATATGTTAATGCTGGAGTACAATTTTTAAGTAAGGATAGTTGGTTAAGTCCCAATAGTTATAATGATAATTTAACTATGAAAAATTATAGTCAATCTGATGTAATGAAAGTTTATGAATTAAATCCAATGAATATAGTAGGATTTAATTTTAAATTTCAAGATAAAAATTATTTAAAATTAATCTGGGAGAGAGATAAAATAAAATATGAAAAGATTGACTTTATTACTGCATTAGAGATGATGAAAAATAATGAAGAAGTGTTTGTTAGTTACTATGGTAAGAGGATAGATAATTATAGTGAAATAATAATGAAAATTGAATTAAAATCTACAGAAGTAATAAAATTTAAAGAATGCAGTGCAGAGATATCTGAAGGTGAACATTTTAAGCTTACTTCTATTGAAGATAATCCTTCTGTATATACTGAGAAAATTAGTAATATGGTAAACAATCAATTTTATAGAAAGGTGAATTAATATGGATATAACTATGAGTATGAGTATAGGAAGAGTAAAACAAATTATTGGAGAGGTATTAATTAATAAAATAAATAATATTGAAGTAGGTGATACAATAGTCTATGAAGAAGATAGCTATGGTAATGCTGAAGAATATTTAGTAGTCTCAAGTTTAGAAGGAGTTAGACTACTTGATATATATGAGAATGTGTTATTAACATGTGTTTATGATAGTTTAGATAGACTAAAGATAGAGTTATTAGAAGATAATTTTGTTGATAATATAATTAAGAGAACAGAGTAGGGAATAATAGTAATAGTAATAGTAATAGTAATAGTAATAGTATGTAATTATCTGAGAGTATGAGAGTATTCCTTAGTAATTATATACTATTTTTTTGTGTATAATATTATATAGTTATTTTAATATTATTAATATAATAATAAATCAATATGCATAAACTGATAGTAGGAATATGCAGAATAAATATAATAGTAGGTAGAATAAATTGTGAGTATGTAGAATAGATATGTATTTAATGTGCAAGTTGTAACGCTTTAAATGTGCAAGTTGTAATAATAGTAATAGTAATTTAGTTGACTACTTGTACGGTTACTTGTACGGTTGAATATTAATAATAGCATAATAATAGTATAATAATAGTATAATAATAGTATAATAAAGTTTTAAGAGTCTAATAATAAAATTATTGTAATAATGAGAGTTTTATCAATGTAAGTAGGAAAACTTTTGAAAATGTGAGATAAATCTAATATGATAGAATATAATGGGATATTGGTGAGATAAGTAGGCTATGATAGTTTTATTGGATAATATGGGTAATAATTGGGTAATTAATTGGATAATATAATATGATATGATATACATGTATATACAATGAGAGTATAATATAATATTAGGTTAATTTAAGGTAATAATTGGGTAATTTAGGGTATTATTGGGTAACTATTGGGTAATTTGGGATGGGATAATATGATTAATATAATATGATTGCGGGGTTATTTAGTTTAATAGTATGGGATAATATTGGGATAATGTGATTGGGTGATTGGGTGATTGGGTGATAGTATTGGGATTAGGATAATATTGGGATAATTTTAATTTAATGTAATTATGATAAATGGGAGATAATTTTAGATAATTTTATTTATATGATAAATGAATATTATTTTAGGCTTATAGTGGGGTTACTACCCAAAATATCGAACAAATGTACGCCGAACATAGTTTTTTCTATCCCCCACCTATAAGATGGCTGAATATCAACGTTTAGAGTGTTCGTGTTCTATCGAACGTTCGTTATTACTTATAATACTTAAAAATGTCATATAACTATATATTATACGACACTTTAATTTGTTGATAACTAGAAAGTGAGTTATACACACACTTATTAACAATCTGTTGATAACTATTTGAGTATATAATGTAGTATTTGGTGGTTAAATGAGAATAAATATCATTACATTGTTAATAACATTGTTGATAACATGTGAATAAGTGGTTGTTGATAACTTTAAAAATACTTGCTATAGCAACCAAATTTATTATATATTACCTTTTAGGTTAACATAATATTATTATGTAACAAGGAGCTCAACTTGCCAAAATTTCCGTAACATATGTTACAGAAAACAATATAATGCTACTAATAACAATATAATGCTACTATTATTTTATAATATAATTAACTATATTATATTAACTATATTAATAATATTAATATGCAACTTAACTATATTAATATACAACTTAACTATATCAATATACATTATTAATATTATTAATTATATCAATATACACTTTTAATTAATGTTAACCTATTAATCAACCTATTAATATTATAATCAACCTATTAAACAACCTATTAATATCACATTAATGTTTCACGTGAAACAACTATAATTCAATCAATCAATCAATCAATCACTTAATCAATCAATCTCAAAATGAGATTATATCAATCAATTAATCAATCAACACACCTTCACACTCTCAAATTTCAATTCTAATCAATTTTATATCATACTCAGCTACTATATCACTATCACACAATAAACGCTCACAACTCAATTTCAAGCGTTATATCACTATTATAATATACATATACTATCAACTATCTATCAATTAACTATTATATGCATTACTAAAACAACTACTTACTATATACACTATATATAGTATATTAATACAACAACTAACCACTATATATGGTATATATTCCTATTACCTGCATATACACGCAACTATAACATTTTATCAATCAATTTACACAACTATAATTTTATACTTGCTTGTATATGCTCGTGTTAATGATATTCATTATCATTATATAATATCTAATTGATAACTATTCTCATTAACTCAATTGATAACTATTCTCATTCTCATTATATCAATTAATAACATATGTCAATAATTGTATTACTATATATAATACACTTAATCTAATTGATAACTATTATCATTATACTAATTGATAACTATTATCATTGATAACTATTCTCATTCTCAATCAATCTCATTAATAACATATGTCAATAACTATTATAGTGTTATACTTTACTATAACACTACTACAATAAATTATTAAATTATTAAATTATTAAATTATTACTTACTATTAATATCTACTACTAATTAAATTAATACCAGCTACTAATACTATATAATAATATCTACCACTAATTTATTATTAACATATGTCAATTATAATTATTATAATTATTACAATTTGTATTAATATTAAAATTGTACTCATTACAATTTGTACTCATTACAATTTGATACCTATTATAATTTTAAAATAATATCATTATTGATATCATTACAATTTTAATACCATATCAATTATATATTTTATACTACAATTATATAATAATACTAACAATATGTATATTAAATTATACTCAAATCAAATATATAATATACCTACTTTTATTATACAATTGTAAAGTTTTCTTTATCTATTGTAAAAAACACCACTTTTCAGCTCAAAATAAAAATACGTATAAATGGCTAAATATCAACGTTTATTGGACTTTTTTTAATGTAAAGTAAAATTCTATAGTTATTAACCCTTATATCTATAACAGTTAATTACTATAGAATAGAATGCAGTAATACTAACATCTTTTAGCATTCTAATTGTAAATATAATGTATGGCGTTTTATTTGCTCAAAATATACCAAAATGCTATTGTATATTTTATGTATAATTTTATTAGAACGTATGTTTGTTTTAAGAACGTATGTTCTAATAAAATAAAACGGGCTCAAATAAGAACATATGTTCTCATTCTGAACG